ACTTACAGCACCAACAACAGGAAAAGAACAAATCATTTGAGAATAACTTTGCACACTTGGAGCTATAGCAGATGGCGGTGGTTGATTCTTGTAATTGACCTCGCTACGACTGTCTGCTCCATATGACTTCATTGAAGCCCAGATTAAAACAAACATCATTAAAAATAAAAAGACTATAAAACTTCTTCGCATGAGAAAGATACCCCATATAAGCTGATATGATTAGCACTCCAAGTTAGCTCATTGTTTGTCATTCTCATAACACATTTAGGACTTGCGTATGTTACTGTTGCATTGTTCGCTAGTGTTGCAGATAAAGGTGGCTCAATAGTCAAGGTTGCGTTTCCGCTTCCATCACTTGCCACATCTGCAATTATCATATGTAGTTTGCTGGTTGCTCCAGAATTAAACTGCACATAATCACCTTTCTTAAATAATTGTGATTCAGATGTATCTGCACCATCTACGGTTACATCAAATGCACCGACAGCATGGTCAGCACTAACAGCAATCGTATTTGAAATTGTTCCTTGTACAGCACTTGCGTCTGGGTCGCCCATCAAGAATGTTCCAAAGCTACCATGTAATTGCATAAAAAAAGCTAACCATTCATTGGCTTGTGTTCTATTCATGGGTGGTAAAGTTACTGTGCTATACCATTTCGCACCTGTGAACTCATGCACTTGCGTTGAAAAGGTAAATGGACTTTGACTTTGTGCAACAGCTTTAGCTATACCCCATTCACTTCTAATAAAGTTTGGAGTATTAGGCATAACAAGTGGATAAGTAGGATTCGGCATTTATGCTCCAAAGTCTTTAGCAAAAGTTCCACCACGCAACCTAGCTTCTCTTACTGCTGATAATGTATTTTCTTTAATGGCTGGTAGTAAGTTTAAAACTTCTGCTCTTACAGTTTGACTAACACCTGTGGCAAAGTTTAAGTTTTGCTCTACTAAAATTCCACCACCCATTTGATTATTTGGCACAATTGTTCCAGCAGACTTAGGCACAAACATTTCTGCACCTCTCTCTCCAACCATATAAGGCATATTAGGATTTACATTTCCACCCATAGCTTTGCCACCACCAAAACTAAATATTGAGCCTATACCAGATAATATTTGACCACCAAGACTTTGCCCTTCGCCACTAGCTCCCCTAATTGCATTTTCTATATTTTTTAATAAAGGCTCTACAATAGTTAATTGAACTATCAATGAAATAACTTGAGCAATTACACTTTGGAAAATATCTAGCATGGATTGTCTGAATGATTCGCCACTTGCTATTGCTTTTCCAAATGCGTCTGATATAGATTTACCAGCTTGGTCAAATATATCAATCAATTCTTTTGTTGGTCGCATAAGTTCGTCAAATTCTTCTTTGGCTTTTGCATTTTCCATTTGATTTCTTAAATCGATTCCATTTAACAAGGTGCTATTTAAGTCTTCCATTTTTTCTTTTAATCTTTCTGCTTTCTCTGCTTCTGTTTCAAGTTGTTTTGCAAGTGCGTTATCTATTACTTTTTTTGCTTCTTCTTTTGCTTTTTCTTGAGCTTTCTTCAAATCTTTAAAATATTTATCTCTTGCTTCTTCTACTGCGTCAAAATTTTCTCTTTGTTTTTTTAAAGATTCATTTAATTCATCATTAGCACCAACAAATTCAAGCACCGCACTTGTCAAATTTTTAATGGCTACAACACCAAGCACTACTCCTGTCATTATCATAAATAATGGATTAGTTAGCATAACTGTCGTTAAAGTTTTTATGCTCATAGCTAGTCTTGCCAACATATTTAAAACAGCAGTACCAGCTAAAACCGCAAAAAAGATTTTTATATTGTCAATATTATCTACAAGAAATCGTACAAATTTAGCTAATGATTCGCCTATTGTTTTTCCAATTTCTTTTACTTTTTGTTGATTTTCATCTAAAAAAGTATTTAAATCGCCAAATTGAAATTTTAATTCCTTAAAAAAAGTTTCGCCAACAGCAATTTGAAACTGCATAAACTTATCTTTTATCATTGAAATTGTACCTGTTAATGTTCCAGCAAGTTCGGCTGTAACATTTCCAAACATGCCACCTTTCCCAAACACTCTTTCAAATGCTTTTCTAGTTTCTTCGGCTGTAACTTTTGCTCCAGCTTCAAAACCTAATAAACTTCTAACACCTCTTTCTCTAAATACATCTGCACTTGCAATACCACCAGAAAAAGACCTTTGTATTTGTTCAGCAGTTTGTTGAAAATCAAGTCCTGTTACAGAAGCAACATTACCTGTGATCTCTAAAACTTTTTTTAATTCATCTGCGTCATCTGCAACAACAGCTAGATTTCCTGAAGCCTGTTGTATCTCGCCAAGTGTAAATGGAACTTTTCCAGCAAATGCCAACATAGCTTCAAAAGCTCTTTCGCCTTCTTCTGCTGTGCCAAATAATGCTTTTAATCGTATTTGTAGATTTTCAATTTGGATTCCTGTATCTATAACACCTTTTACAAATATAGCTCCAAATGCTAAACCTAAAACTGCACCAACCTTTGTTGCTGTTGCTGTTACTCCAGCAAGACTTTTGGAAAGTTTGTTTAGACCGCCACTCATTTTTTTTGATGAGTTGCCTACAACTTTATTGGCTTGATTCATCTTTTTTTTCAAGTCAGATAAATCTGCTTCAATCTTTACTACCAGCTTGTCTAGTTCAGTTGCCATTAGTTGTCTGGGTACAGCTCCATTAGTTCGTTTAACTCGTCTGAATCCATTGGTTTATCTTTGTTACCACCATTGAACTCACTAAATCCTTTTATCGCTAGAGTTATTTCGGTAATGCTCATATCCCAAAATACTGCTGGATTAATACCTATCATTCCTACACATACCTCTATCCATCTTTGGTATGGTAGTTCAGCTTCTTCGTCTATTCCTCTACTAGACTTTTTTTTTCGTCTGTATCGTCATCAACATTCAAAGCCAAAGTTACCAACTCTCCAGCCATCTTAATAGCTTCCAACAAGCCAATTTCTGCAATCATTCCTTTAACTTCTTTGTCCTGTAGATTATTTCCACCAGACCTTAGAGCTAAAGTTATAACAGATATAATTTCTGTCATAGTAATATCTGCCTGTGCCAACTTGTTACCTAGCTTCAAAATACTGCAATTCAATGCTTGTTCTATCCTAATAATTGTATCAAGGCTCATTCTTGCCTTGTACTCATCATCATTAAACTTTAGTAGCTTTTCTGCTTTCAGCTTGTTTATGCTCATTGTTTTTCTCCGTATTAGTTAAAATAACAATTACTTCATCTCTATCACCAAGATTCTTAGCAAAGTTGATTGTGTAAGATTTCTTGTCAATTTTGATTACATCTGTATCTTTGAACCCCTTGTAATAAGGTATTTCAATTTCTACATTGTTTTCGCCAATGTTTACTTGTGCGTCTATTTTCTTAGAGCCAACTTCAATAGCTTTGAGTTCCCAAGCCATAATCTACCCCCTTATACTGTTGCAAATGTGATCGCACCAGCCGATTCAAAAGACATTGAGTAAGTTACTTCGCCATTATAACTTCCAGCATATTCAATACTAGAGATTTGATACGCTCCAGTAAATGTCCCAAAATCTGGAATAATTATCTGAAAGTTACTGAATGTGCTTGCGTCAAAAGCTGTTCTGCAACTTGCTTCACTTGCTGAATCTGTAAATACTCCAGAGCCACTAACACTAAATGACTTGATTCCAGCGTCTGCTAATAATGTTCTTGCTCTTGATGAATCTTTATTTGTTACATCTACTGTTTCTGCGTTCATTGTGATAGAAGTATCTCTTAGACCAGCAACCGTTGTGAATGCTTCTGGGCTTCCAGCATTTCCTATCTTGACAAGTAACGCACTTCCTTTTTGTACTGCCATAATTTATCTCCATAAAAATTAACTATCATACACAATCACCGATAATGTTAGCACCCCATGTCTAGTAATTCCATCATTTTCTACAAGTGTAATTGTGTTCCTTACTTGACTTACTACCATATTTGCACCAGATACAGAATATGTGGTGTCGTGTAGTAACTCATAAATTCTTTCCATTGCGTCTGATATTTCTTTTTTTCCTCTATAGGTACTCCAGACATCTATGTCAACATCATATTCATTTCCATCTAAAGTTTTTGTTCCTCTATTGATTACACTTATATTGCCAATCACAACATATGGATAAGATGTATTCTGTGGCACATTATCAAATATTTTGTTATTACCAACAATACCATCTAATGTGCTGTCGCCATTTAAGGTTGAATATAGTATTGTTTGTAAGTCAAAAGAATGGAAGCTCATGTGATTTTAATATTCCCCAAAGATATATCTTTAAATTTTTTATTCGCAAATTGCTTAGTATCTTTAAATGCTTGTGATTCTTCACCCATAAAAGGTCTTTGCAATCCACCTCTTGCAAAACTTTGTTCTAATATATTTGCATAACTAACTCTTGTTTGAACTGCTGAAAAATGTCTATTTTTAGTTGCTGGTTCTACAAAAAAACTATTAACCAACCTTCCTGTATCAATAGCTGGTGGATTGTCTTTTGTGGAAGCTCTGTGAACTTTACCACCTCTTATATATGATTTTCCGTCTTTCGGAGTTTGTTGCATACCAAGCATAATATGATTCTTAAACATATTGGCAACTTTGTTTAAATATCCAGCAGTTTTCATATCATATAAATCTAAGGCTTTATCAGTCTTTTGTTTTATTTTGGATTCTACCTTGACTTTAACTGTCATTAAGTTGCTACCCCTTCCTCTGCGTCTATGATCTGGTATCTTTCTTTTCCCTCTAACAAAGAAGCCACATGCTGAATATTAAATAATTTTGAGTTGTAGCTGATTCTGTGTTTTGGTGTCAAAGATGAAACATATCTTATGGTAAAACGATAATTACTTCTGGCTTCTAACTGATCGCCAAAACTATTCTCTGAACCAGATAAGTTTTCTACTTTAGCCCATACTGTGTTTGCTGTTGAAAAAGAAGCTACTTGACCACCACCAGAATCAGTAGATGTTCCAAGTGATTGGATAACAATTCGGTTTCTCATTTCGCCTATCATTACGCACCCATTTGTCCTACATATTGAGCTTGACCTCTATATGGATTGACCGATAAAGATTTAATTCTGTAAGCCTGTAATAATTGTGTCGCACTTGTTGGAGCTAAAACTCTTTTGCCATCTAGTAAATCACCTCTATGCTCAAACAAATAAGCAGAATATTCCAAACAAGCTGATTTAATATCATAAGGAACTGCTGTGGTTGCTCCATATCCAGCCACATATTGAATCTCCAACCCATTAGCAACTCTTAAACTTGTTGGATAACTTTTACCTTTCCTTAACACTATCTTTGCTGGAACACTTATATTATCTATATAATAATTTGAACTAGCAAAAGTGGTTGCTGTATCTGCGTCATCATAAGATTTTATGTGAGTAACACTTGCAACAGGACTTTTTGGTAACAAGATATTTTTAGTGCTAATGTTTCTATCTATGCCAACATACATTCCTTCTTGTAAAGGTATATCAACATCATAAATAGAATCTATAAATAGTTGATAAGTTACTGTGGTCAAAGTTCTATTGGTGTATTCTTTAGCCCAATTATGAACAGCCCTTTCTATCAATGCGACAACTGTATCATCATCTGAAGAATCAATTTTATTCCAAGCCTTTATCTCTGCTTGAGTAACTGCGTATGCTGTTTCTGCGGTGTGAACTTTTAATCCAGCCATTTAGTTTCTCCTAATCTGCTTCAGCGATTGTGTTACCGTCTATTGCGTCCCATTCTAATATTGTTTGATAGTCTGTGTTATCTGCTTCTAATGGCACAAGATATACCCTTGAATCACTATCTTTACAAATTACTTTATAATTGCATAAAGTGTCATCATAATCATTAACCTTTTGTACACTTTTTATATTTTCTAAATTCATAATTTATCCTATAATTCTGCGTTGAAACCTAAAAAAGCTGAAGCATTATTAGATTTGATTCTACCACCATCTCCTTGTGTTCCTGATACATTTGCATTGCAATCTAATGCAACACCTGTATTACCAGCAGAAAAAGTTGCAGTAAAACTATTAAAGGTATCAAAAGCATTACCAGCAAATATACCATAAAAATCTGTTCCAGTTTCTTGAACAAGAGAAGGACTAGTCCTCATTTCAGTTGGAAAATCTACATGACAAGTTACTATTGATGAGCTGTAATAAGCTCCCCCTGTAAAACTTTTATCATTACCACTAACTTTTCTAAAAAAATATCTATGACATCTTGCTAAGCTATCACCAAACGATTCATGTTGAAATGCTGGTATGGTTGATGAAGTAAACTCTCCTATTTCCATTTGAATCCCTGTAATAAAAAAATTATTACTTGTACTATCTGCAACATTAACTTGTCCGACATAAGTGTTAGCTTGAGTGTAACTACCCCATGATGTTTGCAAAGTGCCACTTTGATAACTACTACCAGCAACTAAAAGCCATTGTAATTGAAAACCAGAGCCATTGTCGTCATTAATTGTGCCACTTGTATCACCATCAAAATTACAGATATGATTTTCCCAAGTATTAGCAGAACTTACCGTATATGCTTTTGATATATGTCTGTTGCCGTCTGGTGCAGTAATAGATAATATATGAGTGCCTGTTTTTGGACTTTTTACCCAAAAAGAAAAAGTAATTTTTTTAGCTCCAGAAGTACCATAATTTAATAATTTTAAATCTTGTGCTTCTACATGATAATCTAAAGAACCTAATGTACCAGAAGAAGGTGAATCTTTTGCAGTTGTAACATCATATTTAAGACTTTTAGTAAATCCATAACCAGAGGGAACATCTGTGCTTTGACTAATGGTATATGTACCAGCGTCATTTAATTTATTTTTCATTCTATCAACTGTATAATATCCGTCGGTAGTTTTTCCTGTAACACTTGTTGCTCTTTGAGCTACTTTCATATCACCATTTATAATCATTGGTTGTGCATTTATTCTTAAAGAATCACCACCAACATCTGCAAAAGATAAATTTCCAGAGCCGTCTGTTACTATGCCTTGATTTGCAGACCCATCTGCACTAGGCAACACCCATATTTTATCTGCTGATAAAGCTGGTGCTTCAAAACCAACAAAGTTTGCACCCTCGTAAAATCTTAATTCATTATTTGAGCCACCAATAGATAGGTTTCCAGCAGTTGTCAAAGCTCCGCCATCTGCTATTGAAAGTGCGTCATCTCCATCTGTAAATTCTATCAATGCTGTTCTTACTGAATCAGATTTAAAATATTCTACTGTGTCGTTGCTTTGATCTAATTCAGCTATTGGGATATTTCCATCATTATCTTCATTACGAATATATAAAATATTTGCAGAAGTATCATACCAAAGTTGATTAGCAAAAGTTGTTGATGGTGCTGAACTCCCAGAGCTTGTACTTGCCAAAGCCTGTAGTGCTGAATTAATGTCAGCCCTTGTATTCGGAAAGGTCTGGTTTGCTATGGTAAAATCATTCTGGCTCATTTTTTTTACTCCCTTAAAATAATTCTTAGATTATCATAATAATTTTAAATTAACTACTCTCTAAATATCCATATCCTTTGGCAACATAACTAAAATCTTTTGCAACTGGACTGCCTGTTCCTGTGCCTTGATAAAAGTTTATGGTAAATCCTGTTGCTGATTTACTTGATATAACATAATGTTGATTTTGGTCTAAGTCGTCTATTGTTAAGCCTAGCCCTTGCAACTCTTTAAAAGCTGGACTAAATGTTATTGTTTTTCCACTTGTGGGAGCTTCCACATTATCCTCTGCAACAGTTCTGTCTGGCATATCAATAGTTGCTGATAGCACAGAAATCGCTGGTGTTGAATCTGCATTAGTTGTGGTTAATTTAGCTCTTAACTTAATATATCTAGCCTTATAGTTACCAAGCACATAATCTTGATAATCAGTATAGGTAGAATTGTCATTAGAGGTTGATATTTGGATTTTTGCGTCTACATCATCAAATTCGGTATAGCTACCATCAAAATTACCTTCTTGGCTGTCAAATAGCCCTTCAAAGCTGTCAAATAGGCTGTTTGCGTTGAATCTACTGCTGGTCATAGAGGTTGTTACATATGAATTAAAAATACCGCCTAAATCTATTGGGTTAGAATTAAACTCATAGAAGCCGTCTAAGTTATTTGCTACTTCTCCACCGTCATCAAAGTTCCCTACAGCAGAATCAAATAAACCAGAATGGTCATCAAATAATTCTCCTAATACTATCTGTAAAAAGTTTGTGCCATCTCTTGTTACAACTTCCACATCTGTTTTTGTTCCAGCAAATCCTGTAGATTCTGTTGCCGTCGTTACTGCATTAAAATCATCTGCAATCTGATTTCTTATAACTGCTTTTTTGGTAGATGTAACAGAAGTTATCCCCAAAACATCAACAGCTTTTATCATGTATGTTCCTGTTTGAGCTGGTAAAGATATCACATTTGTTGCCATAGATATATTATCAGCAACAATACTAGCACCAGCATAAACAGGGCTAGAGGTTGCTGGTGTATGTCTAATAATATAATGTGATAAATCTAACTCGCTGTTTGCAGTCCAAGAACACACAGCTAAATTATTCACAATATTAACAGAAAAATCTGCGACATCTGCTGGTGGAGCTGTTTTTCCTACTACTTCGTGATTAGCAGATGTAAAAGAAGACGCAACATTAAACGCATTAATTGACCTTGCTCTAACTTCATAAGTCTGTCCATCTTCAACATCTTTGATTTCAAAGTTCATAGAAGTTCCAACAGTCTTTGCTCTACCTAATCTTGTATACTCTGTGTCTGTTGATGTATTTCTGTATTCAATTTCTATTTCATTAGTTGTGCCTTGACTAGAAGCAACCTTAATTAAAAGAACAGTAGATATAATTCCAGAATATGCTCTCATAATATCGCTTAACTCTAAAGATGGAGCTGATACTGTTTCTGCTGTTGGCAAATTAGTATTATCAGATATAAATTCTGATTCTTCTGCGTTCCAATCAAAGACACTTGATGATGTTTCTTGCAATATTAAATCAATACCCACATCTGTTTCATCTGAAACAAAAGTCCAATCTGCAACTTGAAATATTTTAGAGCTAAATCCTAACCTAGAATTGTTAATACTAACTGTATCGCCAACCTGTAATTTAAAAGCAGATAACTTACATGGTGCTTGAATAACCATTTGCTGTCTGTTTTTAAATAACACAACTTTAGCAATTCTTTGAGCCATTGTTGACGATATAGTAAACGGCAAATCAATATTGCCAAATATAGTTTCACCATTATCTTCACTAACAAATGTGCTTGAAGTTACCATTGGGTAGTCAGATGGTTGCCAATTACTCTCTGGGCTTGTAAATATACCTTTAACAGTATTAAATAAGTTCCTTCTTGATTGTTTGGTCTGAATAGTAATGCCACCTCTAAAATCATCTTCGTCTAAAGTAATTGAAGGAGAAACAAACTTACCACCAGCTAGAATAAACTTTCCATTTGAATAGCTTAGTATACCAAGCATAGAGCCTGTAATTTCATCTATAGCAGTCATTGGCTCTACATTGGAATAAATAATACCATTGGCTTCATAACGATTTTCTGTACCACCACCAGACAAAGAGATATCTTCATCACAAATGTTTGCAACTGTGGTAAATGATGTTGTATCTATTTGCGTTAAAGGAACTGATAATCCAAATCTTGTGTCTGATAAATAATCATGCAGTATTAGTGCTGGATTTTTTGAGAAAGCTGTTGAGCCTGTTCTGAAATCTAATACTTTTTTTCCTTTAATTTCTGCACTTATATTTGGGATTCCTTGTGGAAAAACATCTGCGTCATATTTCAATTTTACATATAGATAAGCTATTCCAGACAACATATGAGAAGTAGTCCACTGTGAAACTTCTGAAACTAAATCTGCGTCTGCTTGTTGTGTATCAGTTCCTAAGTGCTGTTTTATTCTAACAGTCAAATCAGATGTATCTGTAAATGTTTGTGAAGCTATTATTGCGTAACTAGATTCTTGCGTTGTTCCAGCAAGAAAAGGTTTTGGTGTATTTGGATTATCATTGTATGGGGTGATTCGTGTTTGTATTTGACCAGAAGGCGATTGTGCACCATAAGTTATTGATGTTGCTCTCACATCTGTTTGCAATCCAGATGATAGAGTTACTGCTAAAGTAAATCTTGTTCCAGAGCCAGAAGCAGTACCGCCAGAAGATACTCCATAATTTACACCGTTAATATTTATGTTATCAGTTGTAGCTACTGTAAATGCTACATCTGAAATTAAAGTTACAACAGTAGTTCCTTTTTGTATTCCTTTACCATTCTCAACCGCATTACCACCAAAAGGCAACTGTCTATTGAAAGGCATAGAAACATATTCTGAAACTACAAGAGTTCTTGTTTTATTTGTAAATCTTGATTCTGTTGCATATTTACTTGGGCTGGTTACTTTGAATTGCGTTACTCCATTACTATCTGTTCCAGCACTCGCAAGAGTGAGTTCATCTTCTCCAAAATAAACTTTATCAATAGATTGTATTTCGTGTGAAGCCATTTGAACAATAACATGCAAATCTTGATTATTGTTAGTGGATTCCATAAATAAAATACCACCAGATTTTTTTGTTTCTCCATACACAGTATCTCTAGGAATTATTGGTTGTTTAACCATTTCAGTCCTAGCTTGTAACTGTTGTGCATAATTAGCTTTTGGTTTTTTCGCAAATACTTTAGAAAGAACTGCTGATATAGCTAAATTAATTAAAAATCCACCAATAAAATTAGTGAAACTAAAATCTGCAACAGCAGTTTTTACAACTTTAACAGCAGATTTTATTACACCACCCATTACACAAAATGCCTTTTAGTTAATATTTCTTTTGGTATTATTTTATCATTATGTATTCTTAGCCACTTAACTTTTTGATTACAGCCAAGTAACTGCGTAAAGTATTGTCTAGTCCAATCCATAATTTCTCTTACATTCTTTCTAGCAACTATATCCATGTGCCAAACAATATCACCAGAGTTCCATGCTTCTTGATAGACATTGTTTGTTTTTAGTAAATATTCTTCTTCAATTTCGTCTAAAAAAGCCCAATTAGAAAAGCCATATATTCTTCCATTTTCTTTATGTATTTTATATTGATTTAGTTCTAGTGATGGATATATATGTGCAAGAATTTCATCATCTGAATTATTTTTGAATCTATCAAATTCTTTATAAAGTTTAATAATTGGATTTACATTTATCATGTTGTGCCACCACCCCATATCACTTTTTTGTCTTGCAAATCATCAACAAATTCTAAACCTTTATCATTTGGAAAATAATGTTTTTGGTCTTGGTCTGTGTATCTAAAATCAAGTGGTCTTTCTAATGATATCAGTTTGCTTTCAATATCAAATGATATTACTGATGTATCTCCTTCCTCTGATATTTGAACTGTATCTACAAAGCCAGAAAATATTTGATATGGAGTATCTACAATAGCAAGAGCATTACTTGTGGTTGTTAGCACTCCAAAATAAACATTAACTACCACTCCTTGCTGTGTTTGTGTCAACGCACTTGCTAAAACATCTGTATTTAAACCACTAGCAGATACTTTTATACCATTAGCTTTGGTTTCTGCTGATTCTTGAACTTGACCTATTGATAATAAGTTACCTAACCCTAAGTATATCTGATCTTCAACAGTAAAGTCGCCATAACCTGTCCACACTCTTAATGGTTGCGTGTATAAAAATTCTACTGCATAGAATGGTCTAGTTTGGGTGCTAGATAATTGAGTAGAAAATGTGCTACCAATCGTTCTAGCCATAATGATTAACCTTTAGACTTAGTGGCTTTTTTCTTAGTGGCTTTTTTCTTTGTTTTAGTTTTGGCTTTAGTTTCTTTTGGCTCGTCAACTTTAACCTCTATTGCTAAATTATTAGAAATAAAGTTGTTAGCTAAATCTACTTTCCATTGTTTATCACAATCAATAATCTCGTTATTTTGATAAATTCTGGTTGCATTTCCAGATTCATTACTAGAGCCTTTGACATCTCTTAACATTTTTATCTTCATATTTCTCTCCGTTATTCATTACATAATATTCTTTAAATACTATCTAATCAATATAAGAGTGAGGAGCAGACAATGAGCAATCAAAACCACTCCCCACAAACTTATCAGATATTATGCGTCTGTTGAATCAATAGGATTACCCAACACAGCTTGAACACTTATAGGTGTTCCGTTTGAGTGAGTACCTGTTGCGTCAATCTTAACTCTCACATATCTGTTCCCACCGATATAACCAATTTGGCTTGTCTGTGGTGTTTCGCCATTAGCGTCTAGTGTCAAAAAGATACCATTTGAATCAACACTTCCCTCTGTTACTGCTGTTGAGCTAGTAACGGCTGAAAATGTAGAATCGTCTGTTGAATCTTGAAGTATAAAGTCAAACTTTACACTCCCAGATAATGTATCGCCTTCAATACCAGAGTTCACAATGAACATTACTGATTCAAAACCTTGTGTATCAACAGTAGTTCCATTTGCGTCTGCTGTAAATACTTTTGCGTCTTGACAAGTAACTGACTTAGTTCTATTTGCAATATCTCTCATAATAAACCCCCGTTATGCAGAAATGTTTTGTAGTCTAATCGCTTCCGCTAAAACTACAGCACCGCCAACTCTTCGTCTGGCGACATAACGAATATTACCACTTGTTGCTTGTGAGTAAGGATCACGCATGACCGATAAATTTACTCTGTCAACAATAGTGTAAGCTCTTGAGAAATCTCCATATGCTATCGGCTTAGCTGAACCAGCTACATCTGGCATATCTTCTGCTAAGATGTATGGCTTTCCTAAGATTGTTGCTGGTGTTCCACCAACATAGCTCATAGCATTTACAAATATCTTTTGACCTTCTGTATCTTCCAACTTTAATACATCTGCAAAAGTAGCTCTGTTCATCACAAAACTTGCGTTTGCCATATAGTCAGATTTAATAGCCATAGTTAAGTCAACAAGACCATTAGCTGTCAATGCAGTTCCACTTCCAGAATTAGTTGAACTAACTCCAGCAGATGAATCTGTAAAGCCTTGTGGTCTACCAACACCATTTCCAGAAACAAATGCAGTACCTTCCGCTTTCGCAAACTGTGTACCAAATTCTTCTGACATTTCTGATTCTAAATCAAAAGCAGAATCTTCCAACATAGCTTGTGAAATATCCACTAAAGCATAAAGCTCATGTGCGTCAATTTGCATTAAGCCTGTTGTATAGCCTGTTGTTTCTGATCTAGTGCCTGTTTCTGCAACAAAAGAAGCGGAGAATTGACCTGTTCTTTTAGGAATCTCAATACCTCTGTTTGATGTAGTTCTAACTCTAGCAATAGAACGGATTGGAGAAATCTCTGTAACACCCTTAATTAAGTCTGCTACATATTCTGCTGGAGCATAGAAACCGCCTAATGTATCGTCTGATTCATATAGTGCTTTCTTTTCTATTTCGTCCATGTTCTCCTTGCCAACTCTTAACATTGATCCAAATGCTTTGATTTGTAAATCAACATCTTTCGTGCTGTTGCCTGTTTCTGGTCTAGCTAAAACTGTTTCTAAACTCTCAATTTTAGCTTGAGCTTCTGCTAAGTTCTTTTCTTGAAGCTCTATTGCCTGTTTGGTTTCTGCCATCTTTGAAATGGAATCAGCCATTTTGTCAACTTTTTCTTCAAGTAGAGGATCAGCAGAGCCTTTCTTTTCAATCTCGTCTAGTCGCTTTGAATTTTCGCTTTTGAAATCTTCAAAAGTAGAATTCAAATTGTCTATTACAGATTTGATTTCATCACTCATAATAAACTCCGTTAATGTTTAATTGTTTCAATTAAATGCTTAATACTATCCACAACATCTCGCTGTTCATTCAATTCTGGATTAAATGATTTATATAATATATTGGCACTTTGTTTTGCAACAGAACTAGACATTAGTCCCACATCACGCAAGTAATGTTCTATCTCTCTCACATTCATTCCAGCTAATTTTACTTTTGTAATCTTAGCTTTCGGATTCATTGGAAAAGTAACCATTGATATTTCCATTAAATCCAAATTCGTAATTGTTCTTTTCTTTAACTTATCGCTATATTTATAATCATCTGGTGATAGCTTATAGCCGATTGACATAGAATCTAATGCACCCATCTTCATTAGCTCGTACACTTCTTTGCCTTTCTGTGTACCCATAGCTAATCTGCCTTTGATCTTTAACCCTCGTTTATCTTCTTCTAGTGCGTCAATCACACCAATAGGTTCATCTGTCTTGTGCTGGTATAACAGCTTGATCTGGCGTGGCTTCTTATCGTAGATAGATTTAGCAAATGCTCCTTGTTTAATTACATCATTGCCTAAATCTTTGTTGCCAAATACAGAAGCATAACCTTCAAAGCTCCCATCTTCCTCTGTATCAATACCTTTAAAATCACATTCAAGGTCTAAAACATCATTTACTATTTCTAAATGTTCATCTGACATAACTCAAATTCCTTGTCAAGTAAAAGTTCCTTTATGATAGCAATACTTGTGCATTAATTACAAGCAAAAAAAAAGGTGCAGAGAATTAGCAAAAACTCCACACCAAAACTTTAGCAAGTTTAAATCTTTAATATGTTATTAGTAAAAATAACCAACCAGCACCCAACATCATAGCAAATAAAATGGTACTTGCCACAATTTCCCAACCTGTCATATATTCTTCATGTTGATTGTGTTTATCTTCCATATTTTACTCCATAATAAATGGGAGCATTTCTGCTCCCTGTTAATTTATCTAAAATATTTTAATATAACTTCTGCATAATCTAATTCATTTGAGAAATCATTTATTACTAAGTTAAGTTTATTATCAGTAATTTTGACATCTGGATAATAAAGATTTTTTACAAAGTTTACTTTTGATAAAATATCTTCTTTCTCAAATTTATCTATGATTGTTGGTACTATCAAAGATATTGTATATATAAAATCATCTCTTTCTCTTTTACTCATTTCCTATCTCCTAATGTTGTGGGAGCATTTCTGCTCCCTGTAAATTATTAATTACCATTAACAACTGCTTTAAAGTTTATGTCCTTATAATCTGGATCTGTAAAGTTCTCGTTAAAAATCTCTACTTCTTCTTTTGTCATAAGTATTTTAATGTCATCTCCAGCACCATCTTTTAAAGGTGTAAATCCGTTCTCGCCTTTATGATGTAAATATATTGGAGAAACTCTAAATACTTTTCCGTCCGATTTTCTTTTATAGTCAAAAGCACTACGGATATTCCAATCTATTACAGAATCAACCCACATGTCATCTTCGGCATTTCGGTAATTAGCTATCTTCCATAAAAAATCTGATGTTAGTCCATGATTATCAGTTTTAGGAACTACCATATCTTTTACAAAACTAAATGTATCGCCTTTGTTATAAATTTTTTTAATCATAATATATCCTCTATTTAAGTTTTTGTTTTCTGATTTCATGCTTTTGCAATCTTCAGGCAAGGTACACACCTCACTATCAGTTGGGAGCATTTCTGCTCCCTGTTAAAATTATCTATTATCTGAATGTATATTAGTTATTTTTGATTTAGGATATTTTACTTCTGCTTTCCTTAATGCTTCATACAAATCTTTTGCTTTAATAACTTTCCATATACCTTTGTCTGGGGTATAACTGCTTGTGTTATCTAATTCTACAAAATATTTTTTCATTTCCTATCTCCTGTTTAAGTTTTTAATATAAGTTGTTATTAACTTATAAGACCTATTATATACATTTTAATTGTATAGTCAACTTTATTATATACTTTATTTGATTTGTAAGTGTTTGATTTGTAAAGAATTATGAAATTATTTGATCTTCTGAATCATAATAAAGGGTAAAACAGCGACAATTAATGACATTTAAAGCACCACCATTCATATCACCTGTGTAATTCATTTGTCTTTCTATAAAGCCACCACCAGCAATAGGTGTCATAACTTTGAATTTATCATCTCTGCTAATTGTAGTTCCATTCATTCCCCTATGCCAAGCCCTAGTTCTGTCATCTAACGCACTACCCCAGCTTTTAACAGGTTTATTTAAACCAAGTTTCCCAGATATTTCATGGTTAGCAAAATTCATAGCAGAGTGCGTTTCGGTTCTTGCAATCATAGTGGCTCTGTAAGGTGCAAAAGACCTGTTTTTTTGAATCAACTTTGCTATTTGTGGAATAGACAGTCCATCTGCTATCCCTTTTTTTATAGCTTGTTTTATTTGATTTCTAGTTGTTTGAGATATTTCAGCTACTTTATTAGCTGTAACTCCAGCAATATAACTAGCCACAATAACATCTATATCTTCATCTTCTTCTTGCTTGGTTTCTCGTTGCTTAATTAATCTCTGACTTGCTGTTGTTATGACTGACCTATAATGACCAGATAATATTTTATATAATTGATCGGAAAAATCCTCTATAAAAAGATAATACATATCACCAAGCTCAATATATTCTCGTTCAGCTTTTCTTGATGTTTTTCTTAATAATTTTTTAACTTTTGCGTTTAGACTTTTGGATAGATTTAGATATAGCTTGAGTTGTTCTTTATAGTCCTTGCGTCTATTAATCCTAATTTTTGCCATTTACTCAATTATTTCAAAGTGAACTGCGTCTATAAAGCTCATATCCCTATTCAATTTGAAATCTCCTGTTACCCAGCTTCCACCCCATCTTATTTTAATATCTAAGATTTCGCAAACCTCGCCAACCACTCCAGCAACAGCTTCATAATATTCTAGCTCCCAAGTAACCTTGCCATTATCATAACAAACAATATCAACAGCCTTACCTTGACAATGAAGGGATTTAGAACCAACCTTGCTCAATCCATCTGCTTTGAGCTGTTCGGCTCTCTCAAGGCTTCTCATGCCCTCTGTGATACCAAAATCAATCGGTGTTAGCTTAATAACTTCATTCATAACTAATTTTAAGTCTGGGTGTACTGTTTCTAATTTTTCTAATGAACCACTTCCAAATTTAAACATAGTTTAGTCCTTTGATGATAATGGGTGATCTTTTGGAAGTAAGTCTAGGTCAAACTTACCACTTCTAAATTTGCCTGTTCTTACAGCAACCAAGAAAGCATTTACTCTGGCATACGCCCATTGATCCTCACCTGTAATATTGGGTCTCACGCTTTGAGGATTCGTTCTAAATGCACCCACTCCACGCTTGAATACCTTTCCCAACATACTGACAGTTACTCTCTTGCCTTTCTTATCTCCATACTTATCATTGTGTTCGTCAACCTTACCTTGTAAAGCCTTTTCTACAGTCTTAGATAATCCAGCTACTTTGATTTCCATATCATCAAATGACTTTTCTCTCTCTTCCATAATCTGATTTCTTTTTCTTTTAGCCCAACTAAAAGCTGTATCGCTTCCCCAAAGTTGCCAAGCTATTCTACCAGCAGAAGGAAAGCCTTTTTCACCTCTGTTAAATCCTTCGGCTTGTTTGTCTACTTCATGCCTTGAAAAGAATGAGTACATTCTAAGGACTGTATCTGGTGATAATCTTTCTTTTTTTACAAGTTGATTTGCTCTGGCAACTCCTACTTGCGTTCCACCTCTGCCAAATTCTTTTCTCATGTCCAAGCCTTTTTGAGCTTCCCTTGCCATTGAATCTGTTGGGACAAGGTCTAAATCAGATAAAGCCTTTTCATCTACTCCTATTGTGTCGTGATAGGCTTCATGGCTTCTGCATGGCATAAAAACTGTTTCTCCATCTTCGGTTTGATGTGTATGACTTCCCTCACAACCAATTACTTTTGCTCTATCCAATGCTTCTTGTTCTGTTGAGAATACATCTTCATCAAGCATTTCTTTATTTCTCTTTGGCTTCTTTTTTTTCTTTGGATCGTCATACTTTTCCTCTAAATCTGAGCCATATATATCTTCATACTGTTCTTCATAAAACTTAGATTCATCTTCATCTTCGTCTGGCTGAACAGGTGGAGTATCATCTACCTCGCCTAATGGGAATAAATTTGATGGCACTAATAAGCTATCGCCACCATCTATCGGCTCAAGACCAAGCCTTTCTCTGGCTTCGTTTCTGGTCAATATGCCTTGCTGTACACCTTGACTAACATTGGCAAAGATTTGCTTTCTTTTTTCTGATAATGCGTCAATGCTATCTATGTCGTATCTTATGCTTAAATCGCCATCATAGAGTGGAGCTAAGTATTCGTTTAAATCTGATTCTAGTCTTTTTAGTAAAGGTATAATGGTTTCTTCATACAATGATAACCTTGCTTCTGCAACATTGGCATATGTCTGATCTGCAATACCTACTAATTGAGCTGGTACACCAAAACACAACGCAATCTCTCTGGCTGACATATTCATCAATTCAAGAAAATCCATATCCTTTGGATTTAGTCCAAGTTGTTGGTATGTGAAATCTCCTTCTAACAACATTGGTCGCCCAGCATTTGTGCTAGAAGAAAATCTTGTTTCCAAGTCTTGCAATAACATAGCCCTCTGGTCATCTGTCAAAGTTGTAGACGCACCTGTTTCATCTGTGGGTTGAAACTTCAACATAGCAGATGGGGTACAGCCAT